ACACATAATTTATATCTGGCATCTACTGACTCATATGATATTGAAGAAGCTCCAACATCTCCTTCGTTAGGGGTTATATATATATATAAAAAAGACCCAGGTAAACTTAAGGAGTATGTTAAAAGAGAAATAGTTGCTTCATATATAGGTAGACCAGAGTTACCATCTGAGTTTTATGATGCATGTATGAAACTAACTGAGTATTATAATGCTAAGAATTTAGTAGAAAATGCCAATCCAGGAATTATAAATTATCATAATAATAAAAATAAAGAGTGGCTTCTTCAAGATGAGATGTCAACTATTAAAGGTATAAACACTTCATCACAAGTTAAACGCAGAAAAGGTTACCATCCTACTAAAGAAGTTGCAGCTCATGGTAATAAGTTAATTCTTGAATACTGTATGGAAGTATTAGGATATGAGTATAAAGACGATGGTACTGTATCAAGAACTATATATGGATTAGAAAGAATAAAAGATCCTGGACTAATAAAAGAACTTATAGCATATAATTCAGAGGATAACTTTGATAGATTAACTGCGTTTAGAGGGTGCCTTTTATTTGAAGAAGCTGCATTTAAAGTAGAGGCTGTAGAAGCTAATGATGTTAATTCTCCATATGCGGTAGCGGCATCTATGTTTAAACGTAAACAAAAAAAGTTATCAAGTTTAGATAGAATATAATAATAATTATTATAACTATAATATTATATATTTTAGTTATATTTAAAGGTTTAATTTAATAATAAAATTAATTACTTGTAACCTTGGGAATTATTCAAGCATACCCAACCTCATCCAATCCTATTGGTAGGGTTAATAATGATAAACGGAATTTACCTGATCAGACAGTTTCCTGGAATGAAAAGTCTAAGGATACATGGCAACATGATTGTATGGATTTTTTTACAACTATGTGGATGGCTGGAAACCCTAGGCGCAGAAATAAGCTTGTAAATTATAGATTAGTTAATGGCATATTTGACTTTAATTCTGTTAAAGACTCAACACAGCCGTTTTTTACAGAATCTGATGACCCTTTAGATACATATGATACAAACTTTGAACATTATCCCATTTGTACTTTACCTTTAAAGTCTTTATGGGGAGAGGAGTCTGATAGACCCTTTAATTATATAGCTAAGGCTGAAGACTCTGAAAGTCAAAGTGAGTTTTTTCGCACTAAAACTGATTTATTACATCAATATGTAATGAGTCAGGTACAGTCTAAGATAGCTGCTAGTCTACAACAAAATGGTATAGATCCACAGTCTAAAGAAGGCCAACAACAAATGCAGCAAATGACTCCTCCAGAAATTGAGGAGTTAATGAGCAGAAGTTATTCAACAGATGCTGAAAAGGCAGCTAATGGAATTCTTAATAAACTTTACAAAGAGTTATTATTAGGAGAGAAATTTCAAAAAGGATGGAAGGATGCTACTATTGTAGCTGAAGAGTTTTACTGGATAGGAACTATAAATGGTAGACCTGTAGTAGAATGTATTAACCCACTTAATATTGTATATGATAAGGCCTATGAAGTAGACTATATAGATGAGTCAGAATGGGTATGTCGTGGAGAATACATGACACCCTCTCAGATCATATCAAGATATAAAGACTATTTATCTGATGAAGATGTTAAGCGCATATCAATGGCATTTAGGCAAGATGGTATGAGTGGATCTGGGGCAGATACAGGTATGAATATGTCGGAACTTAATACTGAATGGGGATTTGTATCATCAAATACTATGTCAGACGCATTATACCCATTAGATCCTAACTCTAACTTTTTATATGATAATTTTAATAATGGTGGTTTTTATGGATATAATGGCACATCATATATAGGCACAAGAAATCACATATTAGTTATACATGGTGAATGGAGAAGTAAAAGAAAACTCTGTGAACTAACAATGATTGATCAGGAAGGAGTTCCTGAAAAAACAATTCTTGATGGAGATTTTAAATTAAACAAGGATCAGCAAGCTGCTGGGTATACAGCCAGATATTTTTGGATAGATGAAGTTTGGGAAGGTACTAAAATTTCAAAAGATGTATATGTTAAAATACAGCCTAAATCTAATCAGTATAGGTCTTATTATAATATAGAGAAAGTTAAATTAGGTTATACTGGCGGTTTATTCAATAATAGAAATGCTCCACCTACATCTCCTTTAGATGAGATGAAGCAGTATCAAACTCTGTATAACATCATAATGAATAAGTTGAAGGAAGACTTCAATTCAGATTTAGGGCAGCTTCTTTTAATGGATATAACTCAAGTCCCAACTAAACATGGGTTTGATTTAAAAGAATGGTTGAAATGGATTAAGAAACTTAAAATAGCATTTGTGGATCCTCAAGCTGAAGGTAAATCTAGCGATAATAGGTTTAATCAATTCAGTGCTATAAATGCTTCATTAGTAGCTGGAATGAGGGAAAAGATAGACTTGCTTAATTACTTAGAGCAAAGGTGCTGGGCGCAGGCTGGGTTCAATGCCCAGAGGTTAGGGAATGTTTCAGCCTCTGAAACAGCTACTGGGACAACAGCCGCACTACAAAAGTCTTATTCACAGACTGCTGATTTGTTTAAAACACATAATAATATTAAAGGTAGAGTTCTAAATAATTTAATTGAAGAAGCTAAGATAGCTTATGCTGATGGTATAGAGCAAACTTATTTCTTAGATGATATGTCAAGGGCGGCTATAAAAATAGATGGTAAATCTTTTGCGTGGGCTGATCTCGCTGTGTATGTTACTGATAATACAAAAGATTTGAAAAATCTTGACTATTTAAAATCTCTTGCTGGAAGTGCCTTACAAGCAGGCGCTTCATTATATGAAGTATCTGAAATGGGTACAGAGGATTCCATATCTGTTATACGTGAAAAACTAAAAAATATAGACACTTATAACAGGCAGATGAAGCAACAAGAAATTGATATTAAAAACAAAGATTTGGAAGCTCGTCAAAAGGCTTTAGAAGATCAACGTGCATTTGACGCCTCTGAGAATGAGAAAGATCGTAATAAAGATATATATGTGGCAGAACTAAAAGCACTTGGTACAGCATCTATTAATGATACTGCAGCTGAGCCTGATATATTAGAACAAACAAAGTTAGCTTTAGAACAATCTAAAATTGAGCAGGAGAATACTTTTAAACATCTTGAGCATGCTAATAATTTAGTAACTAAGAATAAAGAGCTAGATTTAAAGGAAAAAGAGTCTGTCAGAAAGGCTAACACTGAAAAGTATGTAGCAGACAAATCTTTAGAAGTGGCTAAAGAAAATAAAAATAATACTAAAAATACTAAAAAATAAGCAATTAAAATTTTATTATATTGATAATCAATAGTTTATATAGAAACATAAAAATAGATGTTATATAATAAATTTTTTGTGGTAATTTTGTATAATATTAAGAATAAAAAACCTATATGTTAGATTTTAAAGCTGAAGACATAAAACTTCAAGAGCAAGTAAATAATCAATTTCCTGTTGAATCATTGTTTGGGGCAGACCCAACTATAGTCAGTAAAGATACTACTACTAATAAGGTAGCTGTAGACACAGACGTAGATGAAGATGAAGATTTAGATTTGCCAAAAGGAGATGCTGATAAGAAGGGTAAGTCTAGTTTGGATGATATTTCAATGGAAGACATTGATAATCTACCTATTGGTGATCTTGTAGATGAAAATGAAGACAAGTCTAAAAATAAATCATCAGATTCAAACAGCAAGACTCAAGTTAAATCAGGTAATGAAAATATTAAACCTGATACTAACCCAATAGTAATTGTAGCTAATACCTTTAAAGATAAAGGAATGTTAGAATTACCAGACGATTTTGACGGGACAGATGAGGCTTTATATTCAGCATTTGAAACTACAGTAGAAACAAGAGCTGATAAGTTTATTGATTCTGTATTTGATAATACAGATGAAAAAGATACAGCTATAGCTCTTTTTAACCATTTGAAAAATGGTGGGAAAGTGTCTGATTTTGTAGATACCTTTTCTACAGACTATTCAAATGTAGATATAAAAGACGATAATGTTCAAAAGCAAGTTCTTAAAGAATATTATAGACGTACTACTAAGCTAGATAATGCTAAGATAGATTCTAAAATTAAGAAACTTGAAGATGGATTGCTACTAGAATCTGAAGCTTCAGACGCCCTTGACCAAATAAATTTAATGGATAAGGAGAAGAAGGAAGCTTTTAAACAGCAAATTCAACAAGAAACTATAGATAATAAGAAAAGAGTTAAGGAATATATTGATGGTGTTAAGACTTATGTTGATAAAACAGAAGCTATCAAAGGATTCCTACCAATTAAAGATAAGAAGGTTAAGGAACAGTTTTTAAACTATATGCTTAAACCTTCAGTTAAATTAGATGATGGAAGATTGGTAACACAATCATACGCAGATAATTTAAAAGAACAGGATGATATGGAATCTCATCTTGTTAGAGAATACTTAAGGTTTAAAAAATATAATTTAGAAGGTGTAAAAAAAACAATAAAATCAGAGGTCGTTGAAACACTCGCTGACAAATTGGCTAAGTCTAGTAAAGAAGGAGCCAGACAGTCTATGTCTAATGATGAAGACTCTAATATAGATTTACAAGCAAAGAACTCCAAAAATGTAAATGATGGATGGAGATCGGTTTTAAGACCCACTAAACACTAATATATATTTAAACCCATATATATCTTAAATAAACATGCAATATACTAATACATCGAATAAACTAATTATTCGTGAAAGCCAGAGAATGTCTGGCATGATTGACACTAATCACCTTTCACGTTTTGCTGCTGAAGACCCTCAATTATTTGAAGATGCCCTTTATATGGCATTTACTTCAATGCAATTGCCGTCTAATCCTATGCGAGAACTAACTGAAGGCCGTGGTAAAGTTAAAATTCTTGACGGAAACACTGATACTTGGAAATGGCAACAAGCCATTAGACCTAGACCAGCTGTTGTTCTTCAAAACTTAGAAACAACTACTACTCCAGGATTGGGTAATAGTTATTTCAGAATTAAATTAGACCAAGATTGGTTCTCTCAAGGTGAGATTATCACATCTAACAAAGAACAATTTATTCGTATTTCCCAACAGGCTATTCCATACCAGGAATCAGGTGGATGGGTATACACAGTAGAATTGGTTACTGATAGTCCTTCGGATTTCTATGATCCTAATTTACTTATTGCTGGTTCTGAATATGTAGCCGTTAATGGTTTGTATTCTGAGCAATCAAGTCAAGCTACTAACCTACACTTCTCTGGAAACATTGAACTTCAAGCCAGCTTACCTGATATGTTGCGTTTGCAACACAAGGTTACTGGTTATGTAGATGATCGTGTACTTACTTTCAGCCAAGTTGAAATTGATAATGAAACTGGAAAACCTATTCGTCTCGTAGATAAAAAATGGATTTCTCGTGCTGAGATTCTTTTCTGGATGGAAATGGATCGTCAGAAAGATGACTTCATGTTCTACGGCCGTGGTGCTTCTGGATTGGACGGTGAAAAAGGGTATAAAACCCGCAGTCACTATGGATTCAAACAGCAACTTGAATGGGGTAATGTTGAGAAATATTCAAACTTCTCAGAAAAACTTTTGAAAGAATACTTAATGGATTTGTTCATTGGCCGTGTAGCTCCTGAAAATCGTAATGTAACATTACTTACAGGTGAGTATGGTATGATGTTGTTTGATGAAGCATTTAAGCGTTCTACAGGACAATTTATTATGCCAGCTGATAAAGTTATCTCAGGTTCAGGAATGGATATGGGTTATGGATATCAGTTCAAACGTTACAATTTGGTTAATGGTGGTGTAGTTACTCTTAAACGTTTGCCTTATGCAGATGTTAATGTAACAAACACTATGCGTTCTGCTAAAACAGGCATACCTAAAGAGTCCGCTACCTTCTACATTCTTGATCTTAGTGGTGAAAACCAAGATAATATTTGGATGGTTAAGCATAAGCAATCTTTGAAATATGGATATAAAATTGGAACATCAGCTCCGTGGGAACTTAAAGGTGGTATCATCTCAGATCTTGAAGACGCATACACATTGGTTGCACGTGATCGTTGTGGAATCTTTATCCGTGATGTAAGTGCTACTGGAAAATTAGTACTTTCTGAAAACTAAATAAATAAATACCCAGGGGTAATTGCAATACTACACTTACTCCTGGGTTATTTTAAGATAATAAAACCTAAAAGTTAAAAACAAACATAAATGTCAGTTAAAAAAGAAGCGCCAGATAATCTGGAAGATGTAGGACTTGAATATGAAAATGAACAAGTCTATAAAAAAACAATAGTAAAAGTTAAACCTATTCCTAATGAACCAGGTCAAATTATTGGATTTGGGTATGAAAAGCACGGCTATTCTCTAGCTCCAGGGGTTGTTTATCGTATAAGAGCTTTATACAACAAATCAACAGGTAAAAGAGATACAGGCCTTGAAATTAATATACCTAATCCTAATTATGATAAAGTTCATGACAAAAGAGAAACAATTCTTTATCGTGAACTTATGGAACAAAAATTAGGTAATAGACATGACCTAAAACCAGAATCTCCTTTTTGGGATGAATTTGTTGTTAGGCTTGAAAATAAAACTAATGTTTTTAACATTGAAGTTCCAGAGGATGAAATGCGAGTTGCTTTAATGAAAGTAAGTCGTGATGTACTTCCTTCTTTAAATGAAAGATCAAACCCTAGATATTTGGGGGCTAAGTTTGTTTTTGATGACCCAGAAATTGAAGCTGAAAGCAAGCTATATAAGCAAGAGATTAAGCGTAAAGCATTTAAGAAGTTTGATGAACTTACTGCTTCTGAACGTGCTAAGATTACAAGAATTCTTCAGATTATTCCTATGACAGGTTTAAATGACCGTGTAATTGAATCACGATTGTTTGACTTTGTAGAGTCTAATCCTAAAGACTTTTTAGCAGCTGCTAATAAAGATAAAGAATTACTTAATGTTGAGGCTATTGTTTATGAAGCTATAGATTTTAATGTACTTCGTAAAAAAGATGGTAGAATTATTAAAGTATCAGGTGATAAAGAAGGCGCTGTTATAGGTAGTGATTACCAATCAGCTGTTAACTTTTTAATGCTGAAAAATAGTTCTGATATTTTAGCTCAAATTACAAAAGAAATACAAGCTAAGAAAACTGTATAATGATTAGTATACAAGAAATGATTTACAGGTTTAAGTTAGAGTATGATAAACTCGACTCTAATGATAACCCAGATATTGATATTCCAAAAATAATATTGATATTAAATAAAGCCATTTTATTGTACGTTCAAGGATGTTATGGTGTTAATAACACTATGATACCTGGATTTGAAGCTACTCAGGAAAGGCGTGACGATTTACAAATGATTGTTGTAAAAGACGAACCATTTATAAATTACACACCTGTAGCTGGAACTAATAACTTATTTACAGCTAGCTTAACAAGTCTTCAAAAAGGAGAATACCTTCATCTGATAAGAAGTTATTCTTTAGCTAATAAGGATATTTGTGTGGATAGGCCTCTGTATAAAACGGATGTTAAAAAC